GTGTATATGTGTATGTGTATCTACCCACATAAGTTTGCTAGGGGTCGTAAGTGGTGTCTGACCAGCACTTTTATACCAGTGGCATAAGTAACAAAAAAAACTTTAAAAATATATGTCCAAAAAGTGTCCTCTGGACACCTAATAGTATACTGTAGGGCAACGCAATTTTCGCCCTACCGCATATACACTGGCATCCCCTAAGGATGCCCCATATATTAAGCCCTAACCTACGCCTTCGCCTTGGGGCTTCGGCTTCGGTTAGAGAGGATACTGCAGCGCTCTACATAGTGTCGCGCTGCTTACTGTACCTATGGAAAATAAAAAAGTTACTGCTCAAACTGTAAGAGCAGATGCTATCAAAAAACAAATTATAGAATTTTTAATGCAGGGCTATTCAGTCCAAAAGGCTATGGATGCCGTAGGCAGAAGTGTCAAGACTTACGAATACTATCGCAAGACTGACCCGACCTTTGCCACCCAGATTGACAAGGTACGCTCCATGACCCAACGGGGTGAACTCCAGACTGGGGTTGTGCCTCTGCCTCCGTTTGAGGAGTTCTCTGAGAAGTACCTGGGTGTAAAAGTCTTTACCCATCAAAAGCACTGGGTAGATTTACTGGAGGGTCACACCCCCTCCGATGTTCACCCTAGCATTACCTATGAACCAGGCGACCCTGACCTACTGATTGTCAATACCCCGCCTGAGCACGCCAAGTCAACGACCATCACAGTCAACTATGCCGTGTACCAGATTTGCCGTAACCCTAATATCAGAATCCTGATTGTGTCCAAGACACAGGCTATGGCGCAAAAGTTCCTGCTCTCCATAAAGAACAGACTCACCCATCCTCGTTATCAGGACCTACATCTCGCCTTTGGACCTCCAGGCGGTTTTGAAAAGAATTCTGATTCGTGGAAGCAGGACTTAATTTACCTATCCTCCGAGGCTCGTAACTCAGGGGAAAAGGACCCAACAGTTCAGGCTATTGGTATTCGTGGACATATCTACGGTGCCCGTGCTGACCTGATTATCATGGACGACTGTGTTGACCATACCAACGCCCATGAATACGAAAAGCAGATTGACTGGATTCAATCAGAAGTTATGTCCCGTATTGACTACGATGGCGGAAAACTTCTTGTCGTAGGCACACGCCTTCGTCCAAAAGACTTGTACTCTGAATTGCGCGACCCTATGCGCTATCCAGACGAGACATCCCCCTGGACTTATTTCGCACAACCTGCGGTCTTAGAATTTGCTGACGACCCTGCTGACTGGCAAACGCTATGGGCAAAAACCAATATGCCTCCAGTATCAGGCAAGGGCGTTCCAGATGAGAACGGACTCTATACCAAATGGGATGGGCACGCTCTTAACAAAAAGAGAAGTCGCATGTCTCCCAACTTGTGGGCAATGGTTTACCAACAGCAACAGGTGCACGAAGATAGCGCGTTCCCAGGTGATGCCGTCAAAGGTGTTATCAACGGGGCACGCAACATTGGTGTCATACCTAAGGGTAAGGCTGGTAACCGCCACGATGGTATGGACGGTCTGATTGTAGTTGCTGGACTCGACCCTGCGATGGCTGGGTATACAGCAGCGGTTTGCCTTGGTATTGATATTGCAAACCAAAAGAGATATTTACTTGATGTGTCCAATGTACCTGGTATGAAACCAGATGCGATTCGTGACTTAATAAAGAACTGGACAGACAAGTACGGAGTTTCTGAGTGGCGTGTAGAAAAAAATGCATTTCAGGCAATGCTCACCCAGGACCGCGAGGTACGGGAATACCTATCAGCGAGAGGTGCCACACTTAAAGAACACCATACTGGAAACAATAAATGGGATACAGACTTCGGTGTGGCATCTCTAACGACATTGTTCCATGGTTATGAAGATGGCTCCAACCTGATTGAGTTTCCATCTACACACGCCTCCGAAGGACTTAAGGCTTTAATCGAGCAGTTGGTTACATGGTACCCAGATGCTCCTAAATCACAAAAGACGGACTGCGTTATGGCTTTCTGGTTTGCAGAACTTGCAGCCAGAGACAGAATCGCAAACGCAAATTATTTTGCTCGCACTCACGCACAGCAAAGTATGTTCCATACACGATATGACAAGTCACGGCAGATAACCGTTAACTTGTCTGACTACGCATATAACTAAGATAGGAGGTGGATATGCCGCTTTCCGTAGATGAAATTAAGAATACCTACGACCGCTATCGCAAGATGTATGATGACCGCGACCAGCGTATGAACCAGGTATTGCAGGTTCGCCAAGGAAAGATGCGCGATGTCTACCCAGACCTTTTCCCCGATGGTCCTTTTGAGAACCCTATCGTGGCAAACATGGTGGATATTGCTGCCCGTGACTTAGCAGAAGTTATTGCACCACTGCCATCCTTTGGCTGCACATCTACATCTATGGTGTCAGATGACAAACGCAAGAAGGCTGACAAGCGTGGCGACATTGTAAACGGAATTGTTAACTTCTCTAACCTACAGTCACAGATGTTTACAGCAGCAGACCGTTATGTTACCTACGGATTTGTACCAGCACAGGTAGAAGTTGATGCTGACGAGAAGATGCCACGCATCCGTTTCTTAGATTCACTTGGCGCATATCCAGTTATTGACCGCTACGGTCGTGTGATTATGTTTTTCCAGCGTATGCAAAAGCCAACAGAAGAATTGATGGCTCGCTACCCTGAGATTGCACATTTGATTTACGACAAGAATACTACTTCGTCTATGTCTGAGATAGTTCGCTATCACGACAAAGACCAAGATTTAATCTTCATGCCTAACAGAAGCAACCTTGTGTTAGAGCGTGCACCAAATCTTATGGGCGAAGTTATGATTCGTGTTGTTCAGCGCCCATCTCTTGATGACCAAACCCGCGGTCAGTTTGATGATGTCCTTGCAATTCAGGTTGCAAAGGCGCGTTATGCACTGCTTGCACTAGAAGCAGCGACTAAATCTGTACAGGCACCTATTGCAATGCCTCAAGATGGAAATGAGTTAGCCTTTGGACCAGATGCAATTATGCGTTCCACCCAGCCTGACAAGATTCGTAGAGTTCCGCTTGACCTACCTGCTAATGTGTTCGCACAGTCACAGATTCTTGAAGGCGAACTCCGCTTAGGAAGTCGTTTTCCTGAAGTTCGCACAGGTAATTCTGATGCATCCATCGTCACAGGTCAGGGTGTTAAGGCTCTTATGGGTGGATTTGATACCCAGATTAAGACAGCACACTCAATGTTTGCTCGTGTCTTTACAGAATTGTTGGCACTTGCACTCAAAGTTGACGAAAAAATCTTTGGCTTAGAAGAAAAAGAACTTGTTGGTATCTACAACGGTACTCCATACAACATTAAGTACAAGCCAGCCCGTGACATTAACGGTGATTACACCGTAGATGTGCAGTACGGACTGATGGCAGGACTTGACCCTAACCGTGCATTGGTATTTGGTCTACAAGCACGCGGAGATAAATTGATTTCCCGTGACTTCCTACGCCGACAGATGCCTTTCTCCTTCAATGCAACCCAAGAAGAAGAAAAGGTTGAGACAGAAGAACTCCGCGATGCTATGAAGCAGGCTATTGCTTCGTATGCACAAGCAATTCCAGCCCTTGCATCACAAGGACAGGACCCATCCGACATCCTACGCAAACTTTCCATGGTTATTAGTGAGCGCCAAAAGGGAACCGCTATTGAAGCAGCGATTCAGAAGGCGTTTACTCCAGAGGTTCCCGCCCCTGCTGCTAATGCCCCTGCGACAGTAAGTCCCGAAGGCATGCCAGGTGAGGCTCCAGCAGGTGGCGCGGAAGGTTTACCTATGGGCTTGTCTGAAACAGGTCGTATGCAGGGTGTAGCACCAGGACAAATTGCTCCAGGTGGTCGCCCAGATGTTCAATCTTTACTCGCATCTTTAAATTTCAGAGGCGAGCCTAATCTACAAGCATCGGTCGCAAGACGAATACCAGTATAGGAAGGAGGGTAAACCATGGCTAAATTTGGCGGTCCTAACAAACCAGCAATCCAACCAGGTAAGGCATCAAAGCCTGCTAATCAGGGCGGAAATGCAAAGGTAAATGTTCAGCAACCACGCAAGGATGGTATGCCAAAGGCTGCAAAGCCTGGCGCAACCGTCACAATGTTCACAAAGCAACCTAAGGGTACTCGCGGCTCTAAGTAATTTTCGCGCAGTCGCCACCGTACAGCGACTATAAACAAGTGGCGTGACCCAACCTGAGCAAGTTGCAAAACTGCTCATTAAATTTAAACGCTCCTATAGCGAAGGAATAACAAATGGCACAAGCAGCAAGCAATAATTTTCAAGTATCCGCAACAGGCGGTGCAGGTTCGGCAGGACAACCAGCCCAATACATGGCAGGTGGAGCCTACGGCGAAGGTAAAGAAAACATGGAGATTCAAACTTCTGCCAAGATGAACAAGTCGGGTACAGTTGTACGACCAACACCAGGCGCACAACTACGCGCTGGCGGTTCACCTGTTATTCCTTTGACTGCACCAACACAGCAACCAGATGTACCGCCTTCACAGGGTGCTGCGCTTGGACCAGGAGCAGGTTCTGAATCTCTTGCATCTAACATCATGCTTGATGCACAGAACAATGAAGATATTGCAAAGTTGGCTGCGTTCCTTCCTGTATATGCACGGATTGCTGAATCGCCAAATGCAACAAATGCAACTC